ACACCACGGCGGGCCGAACCCCTATGCCGGGATAGATGCGCAAGGCGAGCCCTTGCCGCAGCCGATCGTGCGGGTTGGTTTCCGCTGTCGCAAGGTCTCAAAGGACGCTCTGACGGCTGATAAATGGCGATGGAAGCACGGGCATCCGTTCCCGCCTGATTATGCCTATGACATTGTAGCCTATCGGGAAGAGGCCGCAGCATAGTGGCGCGCCCCGAAGACATCCTGCAAAAGTCGGTTTGCGGACATCTCGACGTGGCGCTGCCATCGTCAGCCTGGTATTGCTCGATACCCAACGGCTCAGTGCTCGCCGGCGATCCGCAGCAGCGCGGGCGCCAGATGAACAAGCTCAAGTCCACCGGGCTCAAGGTCGGAGCGCCCGATCTGGTGATATGCTGGTCGGGCCGCTTCATCGGCATCGAGCTGAAGGCTGGCAAGGGCGCTCTCTCAGACAATCAGAAGGACGTGAGCGACAAGATAACCCTCGCGGGCGGATTTTGGTCGTGCTGCCGCTCTCTGGCCGACGTTGAGGCGTTCCTGATGATGCTTGGCGTGCCATTGCGCGCGAGGTTGCTGGTATGAACGGCACCATCTATTACATCGCATGCAAGGAAACGCATCGCCTTAAAATTGGCTACACTAGCCGATCAGTTAAGCGACGTATTGCCGCGCTTCAAACCGGATCAGCCTCTCCGCTGGTTTTCATGGCGATGCATCCAGGCACTATGGAAACTGAGCGCCGAATTCATGAGCGCTTCGCTGACGAGCGCCTCCATGGCGAATGGTTCGAAATGTCCGAAAATCTTTTCCGACATATGGTCCACGTCATCATGTGGCAGGCGGAGCAATATGTCGAGCGCAAGGAACAGCCGCCAGAGTGGATAGCAATCGCTCTGTTCACGCTTGAGGCATTGCTTTGCGATGATGAAGAAGAGACGGTCCAGTGAGGCCCGCCAGCGATGTCATGCGCGATCTAGCGATGTCTGGCCTGACAGCCGAGCAACTCGCGCTGGTTATGGAGCTTTCAGCCAGCCTTGGGGGTGAGGTTCGGCGCGATCCTGTGGCAGATAAACGCCGCGCATATGACCGTGAGCGTAAGCGGAAATCCACCGGAATTCCACCGGAGTCCGTGGAAGTGGTTTCCCCCAAAGAATATATATCAAACCCCCATCCAGTTACCCCATCAGCTAAAGCTGATACTCCCCTTGACGATTTTCCAAATCGGGTTGTTGAAACCTGGAACACGGAAACCGCTGGCACACCGCTGCCGAAGGCCCGACCGCTCACCCCAGACCGTCGGAAGCATCTCGCCGTTAGGGCGAAGGAACACGGCGAGGACGCGGTTTTCGCGGCAATCCGCAACATGGCGGCCAGCGAATTCCACTCGGGCAAGTCTGGAAAATGGACCGAGGGAAACCTTGGCTGGCTGCTGAAAAGCCCCGAGAATTTCACGAAAATGCTGGAGCGGAGCACGCCGCAATCTGCCAAGCAATCCGTTCCCGTCGAGCAAACAATCCGAGCACGGCAGGACCAAGCCAGGATTTACCGCCGTATGGGCCGGGAGAGCGAGGCCGACGAGCTGGACAGGGAGACCGAGCGCATCCGCAAAGCCGCAGGAATTGGCGAGATACTGCACAGGATGCCGCCTAACCCCACCCCGCAAGCAGAAGGAATGAGATGATGGAGAAGTTCTATTCGGTATTGATCGCATTATCGACCGTAGCTTGTGTTGCTGCGCTGTGCACTGCCGGAGCCTACTCCTGCGCCCAGTTGAACACTCGATATTACGAAGGGATGAGGGCGTGTCTCGATCAGGGCGGCTCGTGGGTGCCTCAAGGCACGCAGGGCGGTTACTCGTCTAGCTGCATCAACCCGCATTCGCAGCCCGCACGATGACCCACAGAGACACCACGATGCTGGGGCGCTGCATCGACGCGGTTTGCCAAGAGCTATACGAACACACGAGGCCGGCTGACGAAATGGAACGGGCAACAAGTGAGACGCTCGTCCGCGCCATCCTGAACGAGCTGAAGCAAGTGGACGAGGGGATGGTGATAGCCGGCCTTGAGTCTTTAGCTAGCGGGCGCCGCGCTCCATTCTTTGGCGACGAATTTGCCAAGGCTTTCGCATCCGCGATCGACCATGTCCTGAGTCAAGGGGAGGGGTGATGGGTAGGCCACGCAGTCCAGATGGTCCGCCAATGCAGCAAGGATGCCGCCTCGCGCCTGCTTTAACGGTTATGGTGAAGGCGGCGGCTGCAAGCAATTACCGATCTATTGCGAAGGAAATTGAGTACCGAATTGCTCAGAGTTTCGATCAAGACCGCATGCGCGCGATAATCCGCGAGGAGTTGCGCGCAATTCTAGGCATAGGGGAGAGAAAATGAACTTGAAGCACATCACACGCGGCCGCCCAGCGCAGCAACGCCAGCGCGTGATTCAGCGCGCCATGGAAATGCGAGAGGCTGGGGAACGCATCAACAAGTCACGCATCGCTCGGGAGCTTCATGTGCCATTGCGGACGGTGTTTCGCAGTTTGCCGAGGGTGATAGCGTGAGCGCAGCCCACAATCTCCGCGATGTTCTGATTGAGGCGTTCATCATCAACATTCGCGAGCAGGCGAATCGAGATGGCGACTATTTTCAACAGGTCGATGATGGCTTGCAATTCGACGGTACGATATATGCTGCCGAACTAGCAGACATCGCGCTCAATGTTGTCAAGGATTGGGACACGGACGATAAAATCTGATTTATGTCATATGCACAGGGCTGAATTTTCCGTGTAATTGGTTTGCCGCATGAGCGCGGCCATTGAAGGCGAGATTGTATCTTCAGGACTTCCGATCCCAGGGCCGGGACGGGATAGCAAATATCGTGTCGAGTTCAACGAACAGGCTCGGAAGCTGTGCTTACTCGGTTACACGGATGAGGAATTAGCCGCGTTTTTTAACATTTGCGTGGCCACGCTCAACAACTGGAAGCGCGATATTCCGGCTTTTTTGGAGTCCATCAAAGAGGGCAAGGAAGCTGCTGATGCGAATGTAGCCGATAGCCTTTATCGTCGAGCCACTGGAGAAACGGTTCTCGTTGAGCGCGTCATCAAGGATGAACAGGGCAAGCATGATGTTCTGAAGATCAGCCAATACATTCCCGGCGATGTCCAGGCGCAACGGCTTTGGCTTCTCAACCGCAGAAAGCTGAACTGGCGAGATAAGCAGGAGATTGAGCACAGCGGATCAATCGACATCGCTGAACGCCTTCGTCGTGCTGATAACAGGCTGAGTTCATCGTGAGGCCAGACGAACTTGACAGTTTGCTCGTTGATCGCATGCGCGAGTTCTACGATGATCCTTATGGATTTGCCATGTTCGCGTTTGATTGGGGCGAAGGCGATCTTGAGGGATGGGACGGTCCCGACACTTGGCAAACCACATTTCTGAAGACTTTGGGCGATGCGATCAAAACACGCTCACCCGGCGACGTCATCAGGATGGCTGCGAAAACCGGCAAGGGGCCTGGCAAAACCGCGCTCCAATGTTGGTTGATCCTGTTCTTCATGTCGACGCGGCCGAACTTCGCTGGCTTTGCGACGGCCAATACCGGCGATCAGCTTGATGATAAACTGTGGCGCGAGCTTGCTCTTTGGCATCAGCGCGTAATCAACAAACATTGGTTCGAATGGACTGCGACCCGCTTCTATCACAAGCAGGCGAAAGCAACTTGGGGCATCGATGCACTCAAGTGGTCTGAAAACAACCCCGATGCCTTTGGCGGCTTGCACAACGGTGGACGCGGACAGGCGGCCTTCATGGAAGAGGGTTCGGGTATCGCTGATCCGATTTACGATGTTGTCGATACCACGATGACGGACGCAGACAGTTTCATATTCGTGTTTGGCAATCCGTACCGCAAGTCTGGCCGCTTCTATGAAATATTCACCCGTTTTCGTCATCGTTGGCTAACGCTAACTGTCGACACCCGCACTGCGAAGGCGGCCAATCAAAAGCAAATCAACGACATGATTGAAGATTGGGGTCTTCACTCGGATCATGTCAAAGTCAACGTGTTGGGTGAGTTCCCGGACGTTGAAGACGATGTTATCATTCCGCTTCCTCTCCTTGAGGCCGCAGCGAAGCGCAAGGTAAACGACCAGGACAACAATAAGTACAAGCCAATCTGGTCGGTTGATCCTGCCCGCTCTGCGTTTGGGGATCGCTCCACACTCTGCAAGCGACGCCATCGGAAGCTGATGGAGCCGGTGAAGTCGTGGCGCGGAATAGACACGATGCAACTCGCCGGGCGCATCATCAATGAATTCGAGGAAACGCCGCGCGATGAATTGCCGAGCCATATCGTGGTCGATGTCATCGGTATTGGTGCCGGCGTAGTCGATCGGCTGCGCGAGCATGATGTTGTTGGTCCGTTGGTTGTTGCGCTCAACGTCGCGGAGACCAAGGGCATCAGGGACGGCTACCCAAGATTGCGTGACGATCTTTGGTTCAAGGCTGCTGAATGGTTTGACCCAAAGAACGGCGCCGAGATGACCGACAACGCCCTTGCTGGAGAATTGTGTAGCGTCTTCTTTGGCTACACTTCTTCCGGGCAGCGCAAGGTCGAGCCAAAGGATGATACCAAAGAGCGCATTGGTCATTCTCCTGACCTGGCCGATTCGTTCATCGGCACCTTCGCCGTGACGCCCATCTCCATCGCTCGTGAGCAAGACCGTTACGAGCGTGCGCGGCGCCGGATGCAATCAGCAGGGGCAACATCATGGGCGGCTTAGACGATATCCAGCCCGATGATGCCACGAAAGACACGGTCGAAGCGATTGGCGTTGATCCCGATGGCGATCTCTTCCGCCGGCTGAAAGGCTGGACCAAGAGCGCGATCGATCACCTTGCCGAATGGCGCAAAGAGGCTGACGAAGCCTATGACTTCTACAACGGCTATCAGTGGTCGAAGGAAGAACTGGCCGTCTTCGAAAGCGATGGCCGTCCCGCGCCGGTGTTCAACCTGGTCCAGATCAACATCGACGCCGTTGCCGGGCTTGAGGTCAACAACCGCCAGGACGTGAAATATCTACCCCGCACCGCAGGCGACGTGAAGGTGGATGAGCTGCTGTCATCGGCGGCGATGTGGGTCCGCGATCAGGCCAAGTCCGAGCGCGAGGAATCGGATGCCTTCACCGATGCGGCGATTACCGGGATCGGCGTCACCGAAACTCGCAAGAATGGCGAAGACAGCATCTCAATCGATCGCCGCGACCCGCGCACCGCATTTTGGGACAAGAACGCCACGAAGCGCAACCTTGCCGATCGCCGCTATGGCGGCCGCGCGGTGTGGATGGATCTCGACGAAGCGCAGGAGATGTTCCCCGACGTTGCCACGATCGAGCTGAATGCGAAATGGGCTGCGCTCGGGATCAACGATACTTCCGACAACAAGGAAGAGTTGGATTACCCGCAGCACCAGCGCGAAGGCGAGGGCATTCCAGAAAGCGGCAAGCCTAAGCGCGTCTGCATGGTCGAGGTCGAATGGTACGACTTCGAAGGCGGCAAGAAGGTCTACAAACAGGCATTCTTGGGCCAGACATCGGTCCTTGAGGTAAACCCGCTTGAGGTATGGGCCTATAACTTCATCACCACCAAGCGCGATGAGAAGAAAAAGACCTGGTACGGCATTGTTCGGGCGCTGAAAGACCCTCAGAAGATCCTCAACAAGTTCCTTGCGACCGTCATCCACATTCTCGCCAGCAATGCGAAGGGCGGCTTGCTGTACGAGCGCGGCGCCTTCGCGGATCAGCGCAAGGCTGAAGAGGACTGGAGCAATCCGCAGAAGAATGTCGAGGTAACGGAAGGCGCGCTCACCAATGGGCGCATTAAGCCCCGTGAATCTCCCCCATTGCCTCAAGGCGCGGTGATGCTCATTGAGTTCACCATGCAGAATATTTCGCGCGTTTCCGGCATCAATGTCGAGCTGCTGGGCTCGGCCGATCGCGACCAGCCTGCCAGCCTCGAAATGCAGCGCCGTCAGTCTGCTGTCAGCACGCAAGCCTCGCTGTTCGACAGCAAGAGATTCTATCACGAAGAGCAGGGCAGGACGCTGCTCGCGCTGATGAAGACGCTGCCCCCTGAAACATTGGTGCGCGTGACGGTCGATCCGTTCGATCCACAGCAAGCGCAATTGATGTTGCCGCCGCAGCCGATGACGCAGGATCCGCAGGCTCTCGCTCAGTGGCAACAGCAGATGCAACAGGCTCAACAGCAGATCGCCCAGGCTGAAGAGGGCAAGAAGCGTGAGATGTTCGTGGCGCTCAACACCGTGATGCGCGCGCTCAGCGATGAAAGCATGAAGTTCGACATCATCGTCGATGAAGCGCCATCGTCTCCGAACCAGCAGCAGGAAGTGCTGGGCAAGCTCGCCCTTCTCTCGCAGAATGGCGTACAGCTTCCGCCCCAGGCTCAGGCCGTGGTGATCGAGAATATCGGGCTGCCATCCACGATTGCGGACGACTTGGCCAAGGCTGTTGGCGGCAACGATCCCGAGAAGCAACAGATGCAGCAGCAGCTCCAGCAGGGCGCACAGCAGTTGCAGGCCGTCCAGCTCGAAAACCAGAAACTGAAGGCTGACAAGTCGATTGAGGCGCAAAAGGTGCAGGTTGATCAGATGCGCGCTCAGACCGAGCAGCAGAAGGCCCAAGCTGACATTCTGATGCAAACCGGTGGCGTTCCGATCGATGGCCAGGTTCTGCCGCATGCCGACGTGATTGCCGCACTTTCACGGAACGTCGATCAGCTCAACCAGGCGGTCTCCGCCATTCTCCAAGCAGCAAGGGGTCCGCAATGAGTGGGATTAGCAGGGACGTAAGCGGCCGTGAGATATACCAGCTAAATTACACGACGGGCATAATCCCGTCTCCAACCCGCACAACCTATATTCCTTTTGGCGACAGCTATGTTGCCGCCAGTGGGACACAGGAATATTCCACAGGCTCCACAAGGCAGCAGGGCGCCATTTCGTTCTGGCTTGAAGCGTTGCTTGGCGGGAGGCTCCGCCCTATTCGGAACGCAGGGGTAAATGGCAATTCAACGAGTCAGATGCTCGCGCGTATCCAAGCAGATGTCCTCGCCTATAGCCCTAATATTGTGTTGCTACTAACCCCTGGCATCAATGACATTCAAGGGCAGGCGACCCCCGATGTTACGGCCCTGCAGAGCAATCTAACCAGTATATTCGATCAGCTCCGCAATGCGGGCATCTTGTGTGTGACAATTACTGTCCCGCCAACGGTCAATATGACCTCCACGGCGCAGAAGCAGGCGTTATTTACACATAATCGCTGGCTGCTTGATCAGGCTTCGGCAAGGGCTGGGCTGATCGTTGTAGATCCGTTTACGGCCATATCAGACACGGCGTCTCTCGCCTGGCGAAGCGGCTATTCCGACGACGGTATCCATCCGAATGGCAACGGCAGTTTTGCCGTCGCAACCAAGCTGGCGGTGGCGCTCGACAAGCTTCTCCCTTCCACCGGGTCGCTGATCGGAAAAAGCAATCTTGATCCTTATGAGATCATGCCGAACGCCCGAATGAACGGCAATACGGCGGGCGTTGCGACATCTGTTACTATCACGGGCGGAACCGGAACCGCATCAAAAGTTGCGCGGACTGACACAAATGGAGAGTGGCAGAAATGGGTCAACACGTCTGGCACTAATTTTATCCTCCAACTTAATAGTACCGGTTTCTCGGTAGGAGACACAGTGGTCGGCCGCATGGAGCTGTATGTTGAGGCACCATACACGACAACCAGCAGCTACATCGAGATGCAAGCGAGAACAGGCGCCAATGCGCTAATCACTCCCAGCATCGTTCAATATCTGGCAGGCTCGACGGACGCACCGATATTCGGCTCATCCTCATCTCCGATCATTATTCAGACGAACCCGTTCGTTGTTCCCGCAACCGCTGTCTATATGCGTATTCATCATGTGATGACAGGTGCAGGCACCGTATACATTGGCGCGATGTCAATACGGAAGGTTGGCGTTTGAGCGGACAGGCTTTGATGCT